GAGTCCAGCTAATTTACATGCTTCGTGAGCTGTCATGCCCTTGTCCCTATGGGAATTGACGATTTGAACTGCCTCTAAACCCTTTACTTCGTTAAAGCTATTGGATCTCACTTGCTTCTTTTTCTGTATGGGAAAAACCAGTAGCGAGCCAAATGCATTATTACTGATGTCCGACTTAACCTTGGCGGCTAGTTTTTCAAACTCAGTGGGGAGTATGGAGGATTCCTTGGATTCCAAGTATTGTACTGCTGTTGTTATGTTCATTTTATTTTTATTTGTTGTGTGCGCCCTACTGGGCTGAGTTGATTGTGTTGACCTGAGTCGAGCACATCGACCATAGCCATTCTTTAGGGTTGTTTGCCTCTAGTCCTAGCCTGTATGATTCGGCATCTTTTTCAGTCCCAGTGAATACGGAATGCGGTAAGTCCCAGTCTTCCCACGGCATCGGGTCTTCATCGACGGATATGACCCATACTTTAGTTTCTTCATTCATAATGTGTGCGCCCTATTGGGCTGGTTGTTTCCAGTTCTTTCCATTTTGGAAATAGCTAATTAAAGTGTCCTCCGTCACCTCACGTTAATGAGGGACGAAGGGGTTGGTGTTCGTAGTTGCGATGCTCCCCAGCATCACGGGTTTCTACTGAATGCCCATAGTACCTACTACTGAAAGCGTCCGATGTGATTGATAAACTTGAAGCGTCCCTTTAGGTCACGCTCTCCCTCTCGGTTCTTGGCTACGTTGTAGTCCATCTCTAGGTAGCTAACTCCATTGGAGTCCACTGCCTTGCAGCTATCTGCGTTGCCACCCTTTGGCCACATTAGCAAAGCGATGTCCGCATCATTCTCAATATCACCAGAGTCCTTTAGGTCATAGAGCACAAGTCCAGTGTCCCGCATAGCACCCGTCCTGTTGACTTGAACTAATAGAATGACAGCTACGTCTAACTCCATTGCCATCTGCTTGATGCCATGGGATGCCTGCGAGATGCCCTCGTGCTTACTGATGTTTGGATTGAAGGGGATCAACTGCAAGTAATCCACGACGATTGCTTTTATGCCGTGCTTGCGCTTTAGGGATCGTGCCTTGGAGCGCAGGTCATCGATGCCACGGACATGGTGAACTGTATAGATAGGGGCTCTGCCAATCTTGTCGATGGATTCATCCACTAGCGTCATCTCATGGGGAGTGATGCTCTTGTCCACGTACTTCTTTAGATTAACTGCGGAGCACGTCTGCGTCATGCGCTTGGTCAACTGCTGTGCTGGCATCTCAAAGCTAAAGATAGCTGATGGGATACTGCTGGAGATTGAGTTCCTAAGAACAAAGTTCAATGCCAACTGGGATTTTCCGCAGGATGTAGGGGCGGCTATCACACAGACCTCACCCTGTGCAATGCCACCCTCGTCTAGTTTCTCATCCAAGTGAGGGATACCAAAGGATATCTTCTTGGATACGTATGTTCCGTCTGAGATGCTGTGAAGCCTAGTCTTTAGATCGCTTGCCGCAGCGGACAGGGTATTATCCGCATTGGCACTGGCATCCATGATCTTACGGACTTCAGCCTCAGTCTTGGAGGCAACGTCACTGGTGTCAGCATTCTCATTTAGGGACTCAAGCTGTAGCTTGTAGTGCCTAGCTAGCTGTCTAGCTCTACTCTTACCTAGAACGATCTTAGCCGCAGCACGCCCAGCGAGTGGGGTACAAGGGGAATCCATAATGCTCATGATGCGAATCAACCCACCAACCTCGTCCAGCATATTGATGCTGCGTAGTTGGTTAGCTACATTCACCTCGTTGATCTCATCCTTGTTGTTGATGATCTTCCCGATACTATCAAATATAGATGAGTTCTTATTGCTGTAGAAATCATCCTTCGTTATGATGGCTGATAACTCGTCGTAGACTGCACCGTCCAAGTCGGAGATGCAGCTAGCTAGTATGGATTCCTCTGCTTCAATTGCGTTTAGTTCGTTCATGGTATTTTATTTGGGTTGTTGGGTTGTTACTGTTTCTTATGGTTGGCTCTAATTTTATGTATGGCTGAAAGCGAAACTTTGAAGTGATCTGCTAGCAGCCTAGCTGGGATAATGTCGCTACCTTGAATTACTCTGCGTGTTTCCTCTGAGACTTTCGAGTAAGGTTTGTAGTTGGATTCCAGATACTCGTCAATACCCATTTCTTGAATTAGTCCAACTCTTTTTGCACCGTTAATTTCTATGCGTGCTGTCTTCCAGAATGCCTTGCGGATGTCCTCGTCTCCCTCGTCTAAAAACTCTCTGTCGTATGCTTCTCTGTAATTATCAATGTAATCTTTCATAGTGTTATGTGGGTTAGATGTCGTTAAGTTCCTCTGGAAGGATACCAGAGTCAATCATATTTTTTGTTTTTTGCCAGCAAGCTATATTCCAGAGCACAGCACCGAAGTGGTCTTCGTCTGTTTGTCCGTCACGCAGTGCCCATAGGTGGCGATGTGCGGCATCACAATAGCGAGAGATTGGGATACCCTTCTGCCAGTTATCTCTGCCGTACTTAGTGGCTCCATCCTCAAAGCGCTTAGCTAGGGATTTTAGTGCGCACGTTGGGATCAGTGATGGAAAGCCCTTGCCCTGCATTGCGTCTCTTACGGCTCCCGTAGAGAAGTTAGTCATTGATCCGCTGGATGGTAAAATTGAATTGTCTGATGAAATCATTATGTGTTTTTATATTTGGTTTATAAAGCAAAAAAGCGGGACAAAGAATACCACAACTTTGTCCCGCCGATCACTACGCCTTGCTACCCAAGCAAAGGGTTAAAAGGGTTCTGAGCTAGCTACAGTGCCTGTATCCTCCTTGGGCTCTTTCAGCTTAACTGATAGGGAATAGAATCCTGCACCTGCCTTGGATTCTTTCTTCCATGCGTTGATGAAATACTCCTTGCCGCCCACATTAAGAGTGCCACCCAAATCTGGATGAGTATCTTTTTCCTTGCGGTCGTTTTTGAATAATGCACCTCGGTCTGTATTGTCGTATTGTTTTTCCATGATTATAGTCTACTATATTAGTTCGTTGTTAGTTGTAGCTACCTTCTTGGTAACTGAAGAGTTGTTGTTATGCTTATTACTAAAGTCAGCGTCCTTGGTGTCGTCAATAGCAAATAGTGAATTTAGTGCATATTTTTTTGAATATGAACTAGCAGCACCAGTAATCTGCGCATCGTCCATGCCCTTCTTTGTCTCGGCTTCACGAGCAAAGGCAGTGGCGCTTGCGAAGGGTTGGTTTTCAAGTGCTAGCATTGCAGTGGATTTCACATAGATGCGACTCCCGACTTCAACCATTTCATCATTGATAACCAGCGCACATTTGTGCTTAGCTAGGATGGGCTTGACTGCTTCTAAAATATCCTCGGCACTACGGTATTGGTAGTTGCCAAAGTTATTGCGCTGTCCCTTCGGAGCCTTTAGCTCTGACTGGATTTCTTGTAGTATGTTTTTATTTTCCATTAGTAATTTGTTTACGATATAAGACTGTGCGTTGTTTTGAGTTGGTGCAAGCATTAATTTCACTTTTATTTACTTTTAATGCTTTTAATGCAAACACTTGATCTGCAACGGGTAAGCGACAAAACCTAGATGCCAACTGCTTTAATCCCACTGGATGAAGGATGTCTGTGTCACCTTGATCCAAGTAATCTGCCATGCTTCTCAGTATGCTTGGTAAGCCAGCGGTGGAGCTTGTGCCGAACCTACGGAAGCTATTCTCAACACGACCCAAGAAGGTGTTACCCTCCATGGAGATGACTCCACGAACCATACCACTTGTATGGTTGTGATCCACGCAGGGTTTATAGCATCCAGTCTGCATCACTGGACACTTCTTTGGTAGGTTCTCGTTTCGGTATTGGGGTAATTGGGAATGCTTCAGATACTTCATGTTCCTTTATCTCGATGATGGTTATTTTGAGACCACGCTTGGTGGCCATAGTAGTTTCCTTACCTTTTCTTGAATTACCGAAAGCGAACTTAATAGCATTTGCTTCGGAGTTAGCTATCTTCCAAGCCCTGTGAATGCATTCCCTATTTACCTCCTTGTAGGTTATTAGGTAGGCTTTCATTGAACATTCATGAAGTCCATCCAGTAGATTTCAGATGTGAGCTTAAAGCGTTCGATGCCCTTCTGCATCTGTTTCCAAGTCCACTCCTTGTGGTAGTGCTTCTTGGATCTAATGTCCACGCATACACTCATAATGCTCGGAAGGTATTCTAAGTCCCACATCCTAGCTAGCATCCAACTCTCGATAGCTAGCTGAGTGCAGTCCTTCTTTTCATAGAACTTACCACCTCGACCCTTACAGTCACGGCACTTGTAATCAGCCATGAAGTATTTTCCATCGGGTAGTTTACCAACGAAGTCCACTGACCCAGCAACTTTGATTTCATTGTCCCAAGTAATTAGCTCACTAGCTACGGGTTCAATGCTTTCATCGTTAATGTATTTGAGAAAGGGTTCAGCCCATTCATCCCATACTGAATCCAACTTGGGTTTCTTATTAGCTAGGATAGCATTCGTGTGATCCTCTAGTCTCTTATGAACAGTTGTCCCGAACTCAGAGGATGTGATCTCTTCACCATCAATCGGAGATGTCCGCATGCCATACTTGCGTGTTTCAATCTGCCTCTGTGATGCACGAGGAAACTCCCTAGCTAGATCAATATATTGTTGAGGAGCCCAGATACCATCCAAGAATGGATCCTTGATGATACCCATGACAGTTGTTACTGATGGAAACGCACCGACTTTCTTAGCCTGTGCGGGTGTTGCTGCTTTCGTTAGAAAGGGTTCGTTTTCGCAATTGTAGAAATGACTCATATTATTAGAAGGGTTCTGTGTTTATTGTATTATTATTGTATACTGGTATAGGTGTTGCAGTTTTGTTATGGCTTATTGCAGTTTTGCAAATGGGTTTTACAGATTTGTAAACGGCTTTTGTCCATGTTTTATCCTGCTTTACTTCTTTCAGCATACTAGGAGAAAGGCTATACCAACGAGTTTTGTCGTAAGCCATTCGATTGAATGAGTCGCTAACCAATACGGATTGCTTCTCAAGGTTCTTAAGGGTTCGCCATACTTGCATATCGGAGAAAAAAGGAAACACCGAACGCCAACCCTCCCTAGAGTTGAACGTCCAGTGCTTGCCCTTGTGGTAATTTCTCCCATCTTTTTCGTTTAGTAGTACGTAGTAGATGATCTTGTGCAGAATGATTGCCTCCTTAAGTCCGTACTTCACAGCATGGTCTTCGTTGAGTGCAAGCATAGTGATTAATCAAGCAGTTCTTTCATGTCCATGATGAACTCGATGCCCTCAAGCACTGACTCCGAGTCCTCGTATGGATAGGATGAGATGATTAGGTTTGTCCCGTCATCATAGAACTCGACCACTGCATTGCCCTCAGATGGATGACCAATTACATCCCATGAGACATTGCCATTGATAACGAAGTCCAAGATTTCAGCCTTAGTGCGGGGCTGAATGGGTTCATCGGGTTCCATCATTTCCAGAAGTTCATCACGGAGGATGTACTTTTCGCCATCATTCAAGTGACCGTAGTATCCCTCTGAGATGCAGTTATTTCGTCCGATGCAAACTACAACGGTGGAGGCTAGGACATGAGATGTCCCATGGTTTTTTTCGTATATCATATATTCTATTTGCTTATTGTTTATGTTATGGGGATTTACCCCTCGACTTAACTAGGGTTGCAGATTTGCAATAGGGTGTCAAATGTTTTTTTTAAAATACTTGGATCGGAGGTTGTCCATAGTAGTGCAGTGGTATCCGAAGGAAATTTTTGGCACAAAAAAAGCCCGCACCCCGAAGGATGCGAGCTGAGTTTTGATGATTACCACCGTGCCCGTCTGAATACTGATCTTCAAAGCAACCTTGGCATAGACCCTTGCTGAATACGTCGAAAAGGTTGCAGTGTTCGCAGCACTCAGGATCAGGTGTAGCTAGCGTAGCTGGCTCGATTATCAGGTTGGTTGATGTGTTTTTCTTAAGCCACATGGTGCGCACCACTAGCTTGTTGTCGTTGAACTGGCTCATCATTCGTTTGAATGTTTCCCAGTCTGGCTTTGGATCGCTTAGGCTTTCCCAGTCTTTCATTCGTTCTTTGGCTGTCATAATTAAGGGCGGTTTTACTGATCCGCAAACAGCTTGGTTGATATTGTACATAGTAGCTAGGCTAGCTAGCTATCTATAGAAGATGTGGCGACCGATCACGATGGTCACCTTCATTGACTTGTTCCAGTATGGATCGCAGTAATCTGCATGGTAATGATCTGCTCCGTGTGTTAGGTTGGTTGGCTCGGATGCAACTATCATGCATGCCTCCGCCCACCTTGGATGCCTCTGTGCTATAGCTAGCTTGGTAGCTAGGTTGCCAGAGTTCCAGCATGAGAATTGATAGGGTTGCAAGCACACCTGTGCCGCAGAAAGGTTGCGCTTAGCTGATCGATTGATGATCACCTCATGCACAGCCTGCATTGACCCCACGGAATACTCGCCACCAGCCTCTAGTATGAGGGTAGTGGCGATGATATCCGATGATGTCTGAGCATTACTCACCACCACAAAGGCGATGAGAATGATCGTTACGTACGTTATAACTTCAAGCGTTCTGTACATGGCTTAATCCTTAAGGATTTCACGCATTAGGCGCTGAGCTAGCTCGTTGGCATCACAGGCGATAACACTGCGACCGAAGTGCTTATCCATGCGCTTGCGACCAGAGCTCAGCAGACTTGGGAAGGGCTCGATGTAAGTAGCGATGGCGTTGATGCCCATGTTGCGATAAGCTTGGGTGTCGATGTCGTTATCACGTAGGTAGCTATCAGTGAAGACAACCGTTGTGGTGGATGCCTTGATCTTGGCTAGGTGCGTCTTCATGCATCCCATGATTCCCTCACCATTACCAGATGGGTAGAGATCGTTGACCCACTTGTCTGTGTCATCCTTCTTGACCACATAACTCTTGCACTTATGGCTGAATGAGCACGACAGGATTAGGTTGAGATCGATCAACTGCTTGCGAGCTAGCTCACGGAAAGCCAGCACAAACTCACGACCACCATTGATCGCCCATGGATCACGCATGGAACCACTCATGTCGACGATCATGGTCACACTGCGCTTGCCATTGCTGCGCTTGCGATTGATGAATGCACGATCACTGCCACACATAGCCGCGTTGGCATGTAAGCGTGTGCCATTGCAAGACAGGCGATTGCGTGTAGTGCGAGCGGACTGCACGATGTTCTTCATGCAGCGTGCGATGCGTGTGATCTGATGCTTATTGATGATCTGCGGCATCTTGAACCACTCATACTTTTCGAGGTGCTCGGAGTCTGCCTTCATCTTATCCAGACCAGTTGGCGCGATGGTTGACTGGCTCTTCTCCTTGCTCTTCTCATCCGTGCTACCATTGACCATTGCATCCGCATACTTCGGATCAATCTCTTCTCCGAAGATCGCCACCCACTCCTTCACGATGGGTATCAAACATTGGCTGGTCAGCGCTCGGCATGCTCTGCGATAGAATTTAAGGATCAGTAGGCGAGTGAAGCGCTCTTTGCCAGCTTCTAGGATCTTCTCAGTCCCAGTCCACCTTGGCACGTATGCGCTTGCTTGCTTCTTGATGCCAGCTTCATTGGTTTTGATTGCCCATAGTAGAGCAGATGCGCTGCCGTACGCTGCATCTACATCTTGGTAGTTAGTCCATCTGAATGCACCATCACCATTCTTACGTGTGGCGCTTGCGTACTCGATGCGAACATCTTCGAATAGATTCCAGAGGCGAAATGGCAGGGACTCAGACCTAAGCTCCTTAGCTACAGCATCATCTCTGCACGTTAGTAATCCGTGCTCTGTCTCATGTCGAATGACCACCTCGATGAACTTCTTCATCTTGGCATCGTTTGACTTGGTATCTGCATTGCAGATGGTATCCAGTTGCGTGCCGACCTTGATGATGTGCTTGTCACTCTCGAATGACCAGCACGCTGTTGGTACACTGGCATCGATGCCGATGTCGCAGGATTTACCTGTTGTCTTCACCATGCGAGTGATCACTCCACCCTTCTGTTTGC